CTGACAATGACCTGCAAAAAGGAGTGAAAACCATGGCAAACAAAACGGGTGTTTATCCCGTATTTGAAAACAAGTTCAAGATCGGCGCCCGTGGCGGCGCCACCAAAAACACCATTGCCGATATGGAAACCTTTACCGTTGCCATTGACGGCAATGTGGAGGAGTGGAAACCGATGGAGGCCGAAGGCTGGGTGCGCCGCATGGTGACCGGCAAAAGCCTGAAGATCACCCTGTCCGGCAAGCGCAACGTCGGCGATGCCGGCAATGATTATGTTGCCAACAGCGCCTGGGGCACCGGTTCCACCTGCGACAGCAGCTTTGAGTGGGAGTTCCCCAGCGGTGCCAAGCTGGAATTTGACTGTGTGCTGAGCGTTACCAACCCCGGCGGCGGGGATTCCACCAACGTGGCCGGGCTGGAATTTGAGGTGCAGAGCGACGGCAAACCCACCTTTACCCCCGCTGCATCCGGCTGATTTTGTTTTGTGCCGGGCAAACCGGCGGGCGGGCTTGGGGTTTAAGAATAATACAACACAATGGAGGGATTCCCTATGGGCAAACTGTATACCCTGGACGGCAAGCTGCTGACCGAAACACCGGAGATCCGCGTGGGCGAAAAGATCTACCCCGTGGACAACCGCAAAAAGACCGTGACCAAAATTCTGGATGCTGCCGCCGGCGCCACCAAAAACACCTCTGCGGATGTGATCGACCGCTGCCTGGAGCTGGCACTGGGCAAGCCCGCTGCCAAGGAGCTGAACGAGATGGACCTGCCGTTCCCCGCTTACATGCAGCTGTTCACCCTTGTGATCAGCGCCGCCACCGGCGAAAAACCGCAGGATGTGGAGCAGCGATTTCAGGACCCCGCCGAATGACCCGCAGCCGCTGTACGACGCCGCATTTGACGCCGTGCTGATTGAGCAGAGCCTGGCCACGCAGTACGGCATTCTGCCCGCGGCGCAGGCGGAGCTGCCCTACCCCGAATGGGCCAAGCTGGTGGGCGGCTTGATGGACAACACCCCGCTGGGCCGTGTTGTGGCTGTGCGGGGCGAAACCGACCGCAAGAAACTGGCCGCCATGGGGCCGTGGGCCCAGTGCATCCACCAGCAATGGCAGGCACACCTTGCCCGCCGGGCCCTGGAAACTACGCCGCCCGCAGCCCTGCGCCGCCAGATGGACAGCCTGGAGGCTGCCATGGCAAAACTGTTTGGAGGTGAACCCTGATGCCGGAGGGAACCAGTGTCGGCACGATCTATTTTGACCTGGCCTTAAAGGATACCATCAACGCCCAGCTGCAGGCCGCAGCGGCCCGCACCAAAGCCCAGGTGCAGCACGCCTTTGACGGCGTTGGGGACCAGATTCAGAAAAGCATTTCCGCCACCGGCACCCAAGCCGCCCAGGCCGCCGGTGCCGCCTGGAGCAAGAGCGTGGCGTTGGCGCAGGTCAGCCTGAACAAAGCTGTCCGCGCCTTTGAGGAAAGCAAAAACCAGCTCAACGCCGCCATGGCGCAGGTAAAACTGGGCGAGGAAGCCCCCAAAAGCGTTGATGCCCTTGCCCGGCGCGTGGACCAGCGCTATGCCGCCATTGAGGATGCCCGCCAGCGCCTTGCCATTCAGGTACAGGCAGCAGCCCAGCGCCAGGCTGCTGCCGAACAGCGCGCCTATGATAAGGCTGCCAAAGCCGCAGAACAGGCCGCGGTACGCCAACAGGCCGCCGCGCACCAGGATAACACCACAAACGCTCCGCCCGCCAAAAAGTTCTCACTTCTCAGCGGGTTTGCCAACCTGGCAAAGTCCGGCGCAGGGCTGCTCCGCCCGCTTGGCAGCAAGCTCAGTGCTCTTCTTTCTGCCAGCCTGGGGCGGGTTTCTGCCATCGGCAGCCGGGCCCTGGGCGGGCTGGTCTCTCGCCTTACCCAGGTTGACCATCGGTTTGCCAGCGCTTCCACCGGCTGCCGCAGCTTTACGGCCCGCCTGCGCGGCATTGTCTCCGGTGCGCTGATTTTCAACGGTATTTCGGCGGGGCTGCGGCAGGTGGTCAGCTACCTGGGCAGCGCTGCCCTTACCAGCGGGCAGCTGAAAACCGCCCTGGGCAACCTGCAGGGTGCCGCCGCCACAGCCGCTGCACCGCTGGTGCAGGTTTTGACTCCCGCTCTGGCTGCCCTGGCCAATGCCGCCGCGGCGGTGTTTGCCTGCCTGGCCAAGATCATTGCCCTGTTCACCGGCAAAAGCGTTTCCGCCGCCCACACCGCAGCAAAAAGCATGGGAGGCGTGGGCAGCGCGGCATCCGGTACTTCCAAAAAGCTGCAAAACGCCGCCAAGAGCCTTGCCGGTTTTGACGAGATTGAGCGCCTGGACAAGAAAGACAGCTCCGGTTCCGGCGGCATCACCCCCAATTACAGCTATGACAGCCCAAGCCCCTTCCTGGACAGCATTCTGGCTGCCGTCAAAGCAGGCGATTGGAACCAGGTCGGGCAGCTTGTGGCCCAAAAGCTCAACGCGGCCATGGCGGCTATCCCCTGGCCCAACATCCAGGGTAAAGCCCAGACCTGGGCCGCAAACATTGCCAGTGCCCTCAACGGCTTTATTGCCCGGCTGGACTGGCGGCTGGTTGGTTCCACCATTGCGCAGGGGCTGAACACTGCCCTGCTGTTTGTGGATACCTTTGTCCAGAGCTTCCATTGGAACACCCTGGGCAACGGCATTGGCAATGCGCTGAACCAGTGCTTTGCGGAACTGGACTGGGAACGCCTGGGCCGTGTGCTGACCGATAAATTGAAAGCCCTGCTGGAAACCCTGCACGGCTTTGTGCAGACCTTTGATTTTGGTGCCCTTGGCAGCGACCTTGCCCAAGCTGTTATGGCCGGCATCAACAACGTGGACTGGGTGCAGGCCGCCGGGGATATCAGTACCGCGGCCAAGGGCATCCTGGACGGGCTGACCAATCTGCTGCACGGCATTGACTGGGCGCAGGTGGGGCAGACCGCACTGGAATGCCTGCAGAACATTGACTGGGCAGGCATTGTGGAAAGCCTGTTCACCCTGATCGGCACCTTCATCGGCGGCATGGTTGAGCTGTTGGCCCCCACCTTTGCCAGCGTGGGGAACTGGGTCAGCTCCCACTTTACCGATATCGGCCAAAACGGCATCCAGGGCTTTTTGAACGGCATGGGCAGCCTGCTGGCCGGCATCGGCAGCTGGATCCAGCAGCACATGATCGACCCGCTGGTCAACGCCGTCAAAAACATGCTGGGCATCCACTCACCTTCCACCGTGTTTGCCGATATCGGGCGCAACCTGGTGCTTGGCCTGCTGAACGGTGTTTCCGGCATCTGGGGCCAGATCACGGACTTCTTCTCCCGCAGGCTGGATGATGTCCGGCAGAAATTCGCCGATACCTGGCAGGCCGTCAACAGCGGCGCCAGTGCGGCATGGAACGGCATTGCTGCCACCATCCGCAGCGCCGTGAACACTGCCATTGGCTTTATGAACCGCCTGCTTTCCGGTGCAGCTGCCATGGTCAACGGTATGATCGATGTGCTGAACCGCTTCCAGATCGATGTGCCGGAGGATGTGCCCCTGATTGGCGGCACCAGCTTTGGCTTTGCGCTGGATCATGTCAGCGCGCCGCAGATCCCCATGCTGGCCCGGGGTGGCGTGATCCGCCAGCCCACCCTTGCCATGATGGGCGAATATTCCGGTGCGGCATCCAACCCCGAAATTGCCGCCCCGCAAAGTGTGCTGCAAACCCTGCTGGCCAACGCCATGGCCGACAACACCGACACCCTGCTTTCCGGCTTTGAGGAGCTGCTGGCCGTGCTGCGGGAGATTCTGGAAGCCATTTACGGCATTGAGCTGACCGATGACGATGTGGGCCGCGCCGTGCAGCGCTGGCAGCGCAAACAGGCCATTGCAACAGGAGGCTTTTATTGATGCTTTGGACCAAAAGCGATGATTTTACCATTGACGGTTCCCCCATGCTGGGCACCGCCGAAGAACAGGAACTTTCGTTCTCCGACCTGGATTCCAGCGATTCCGGACGCGACGAAGCCGGGTTTATGCACCGGGAAGTGGTGCGGGAAAAAGTGGGCACCTGGAGCTTCCAGTACCCCCTCCTGGACAAAGAGGACTACCACTACCTGCGCACCCTGCTGCAGGGCAAGCCCAGCTTTGCCTTTGGCTACCTGGACGAGGACGGCACCCGCCGCACCACCACCGCCTACTGCAGCAAATACGGCATCGTTGTCAAAAACCGCAGGACAGGAATGTTTAAGAATTTGAAGTTTAACATTATTGAATGCTGATTGAGAGTTAGGAGGTAGGAAGTAGGAGTTAGGAGTTATTGCAAGGCAAGGCCCGCAGCCGGACATTAAAGGTCCATCTGTAGGGAACGGTCTTGACCGTTCCGAAACCTTGCCGTATATGCCATAACAGGATTTACCGCAGGGCGACGGGCGCACACTGTGCGCCCCTACGGGACTGCGGCCCAATTTTCAACCCGTGCGCACACGCGCACACCTTCCAACTCCTAACTTCTCCCTTCTAACTCCTAACTAAACCCAACGGAGGTGTATACATGCATCAATCCTTCCTCACTTTTTCAAGCGACACCGAGCTAAAGGACGGCTCCCTGCAGGATGCCCGCAACCTTTTGTCCCTTACTCTATCCGGCCTGGCCGAAGCTGCCGATGAAACGACCCTGCAAACCGCCGGGGCTGCCGAATATTTTTGCCGTTACGACCTGCCGCAGTACCTCTCTGTCCTGCGCGCCGCCATGGATACGCTGGACAAGGTGCAGCAGGGTGCGCAAGCCCCGGAGGAGCGCTCATGACCACAACCGCAAAAATTGAAGAACTCCAAAAGTCCGTCATCAACGCCATCAACAACAGCTGCCTGCACCCCGCTGTGGTGCGGCTGGTGCTGCTGAACGTGATCTCGATGGTGGAAGCCAGCGAGAGAGAGGTAAACAAAAAGGAGGAAGAAGCCACAAGATGACAACACATACCATTACCCTTGCCCGCCACACTGCGCAGGTGGTTGGCCTGATGGGCGTGCTGGTGCTGGGCACCTGGGACAGTTACGGCACGGAACAGTTGCTGCTGCGCCACGGCCCGGAGTGGGATGGCCTTGCGATTGATGCCACGTTCCATAACGTCCCCAGCGATGAGGGCGTAACGGTATTGGCGGACACGGACGGCCTTGTGACCGTCCCTCCGGAAGCCTGTATGCGAGCATCCAAGTACGCAACCATCACGATCCGGGGCGTGCAGGACGGCGTGCAGCGCATCAGCTGCAATCTGCCCTACATGGTGCTGGATCACGCCCAGGTGCCCGGTGCCAACAGCACCGCCACTCCCAGCGAGAATGCCCAGGCCCTTACCCAGATGCAGGACTTGCGGGACGGCGCTGTAGATGCCAAGAACCAGGCCGAAGCTGCCCGCGACGGTGCTGCCAACAGCGCTGCGGATGCCAAGAAATCCGAAACCAACGCGGGCCAGTCCGCCACTGCTGCCAAAACGGCACAGAGTGCAGCAGAGACGGCAAAAGCCGGTGCGGAAACGGCACAAAAGGCCGCTGCATCCAGCGCCAGCAGTGCAAGTACATTCGCAAGCACTGCGACGACACAGGCAGCGGCGGCAAAATCTAGCGCCACGGCAGCAAAGGCATCGGAGACGGCGGCGGAAAAATCTGCCCAAGGCGCAGCAGCATCCGAAAGCGCTGCCAAAGCCGCCCAAACGGCCGCAGAAACGGCCAAAGCAAACGCCGATACCGCAGCCAGCAACGCCGCGGCAAAGGCCACCGCCGCGGCCAAAAGCGCCGTTGCTGCCAAGGAATCCGAAACCAGCGCGGGCCAGTCCGCCACCGCCGCGGCCAACAGTGCAACCGCTGCTGCCGGGAGTGCAACGGCTGCTGCCGGTGACGCTAAGACTGCCAGTGATGCTGCTGCAGGGGCAGCAGATGCAAAAGCGGCTGCGGTGGCTGCACAGAAAGATGCTGCGGCCAGCAAGGCCGCTGCCGCAAACAGTGCCGCCGCTGCCAAGACCAGTGAAGATGCAGCCGCAAAGAGCGCGGCAGATGCCGACAGCACTGCCAACAGCATCAATAATTCCATGATGCAGATTGCCGCGAACAAAGAGGCGGTTAGTCGACTAAAGGAAGATACTGCTGCGCTGCAGAAGCGCCAGAATGTGCTTGTTGGCAGCGAGACAGGCAACCCGGTAAGCTGTGATGACGCCTTTGCTGCACCACTGTGTGGGCTGTATGTGTACGGAAAGAGCACGCAGGACGGGACGCCAACACCAGATGCTCCTGTTCCGATTGTGAGTGCTGGGGATGGCGGGACGATTGCCGTAAAGATGACAGGGAAAAATCTGTTGTATATCCCAGATGGTAAAGGGACAACAAGAGGGGTTACTATTACATCTAAAAACGGGATAATATCCATTTCTGGCACAGCGACCGAAGATGGGTATGTGTACCTTCCCGTTAAACAGATTAGTATACATGGCTTGGCGCTTTTGTCCTCAAACGTTTCTGCCCCGAAAGTAAAACTTGTGTCGGCATCTTGGAAGGAGTTATTCACTCAAGGCAGCGCTAATAACACACAGGAAGTAATAACACGCATCTGCTTTATTGTGAAGACGGGAACAAACTACGATCTTAATGGTATAAATGTACAGCTCGAACTTGGTTCAACCGCCACCGCCTATTCCCCATACCGTGAACAGCTCTTCACGCTTCCTACACCTACCGGCCTGCCCGGTATTCCTGTGACCTCTGGCGGTAACTACACTGACCCGACTGGCCAGCAGTGGATTTGTGACGAGGTGGACTTGGAGAGAGGGTTGAAGGTGCAGCGGGTGAACAAGGTTGAAGTTGACGGCGAAACAGTTAAGTTTGTACAAACTGGCGATTATGCGAATATTACGTCGAGAGGTCTCCCCATCGCATTGTTTGATGTGGGTCAGAAAATATTCGCAACTAGCACGTTTACTGAGTTGCGGTGGTTCTACAATATGGTAAACGGCCAATTCTTGTATCTGATTGCCCCCGATATGTCCGACAAGTTAAATGTATCCTGCAAAAAGCAACTGGGCAAAATCTACTACGCTCTCGCCACCCCCATCGAAACACCGCTCACCCCTGCCGAAATCGCCGCATACAAAGCCCTCACCGCTTATGCGCCCAACACCGTAGTTCAAGCCAGCGATGGCGCCGGCATTAAGCTGGATTATCAGCGAGATGTAAATCTTGTCATAAAAAATCTTGAGGACGCAATCGCGTCCATGACCACAACTTAAAGGAGATACACTATGGTTATTAAATCCAAAGCAAGACATGACTTGACCCTGCGCAGCATCAAGCGCGAGATTGCCGCTGGCAGAGATGTCGCCTATTGGCTAGACAAGGCATACAGTCATCTGGACAGCGGATTGCTGACTGAAGAAGACATTGCCGAGGTGGAAGCCTTGGCACAGGCGTATTATGATGCGCTGGATGCAGAGGACAGCAAAACGGACGAGCCTGCCAAGGATGCCGATACAGTCAACTAAATCGGGCATCGAAAAAATCATTGCGGAATTGGGCAAAAAAGCTGGCATCCAGCGCCGCATCTATCCGCACCTCATCCGACATACCACGGCTACAATGGCTTTGCAGCATGGCATGGACGTGACCGAAATTCAAAAAATGCTAGGCCACGCCAATATCGCCACAACAATGATTTATGCCAAAGCGGCAGAAGATCAGGTTAAAAACAGCCACAAAAAGTATATTGCTTAAGAAAAAGGGTTCTGCTTTTGCAGGACCCTTTTGTGTTACAACAAATCAAAACGGAGGAATTCAACATGAGATTATCCAACGAAGACGTCCTGCTGCATTGGCCCCTGGCCCAGCACATTATCACCGCAGGCTGGCTCTACAATGACGGCAGCCTGCACCGGGCGCTGGATTTCCGCGCGGCGGTGGGCACCCCCGTGTACGCCGCGGAGGACGGCACGGTGGAGACGGCATACCGCTGGAACGGCAGGCGCACCCAAGGCGATATCAACAGCTATGGCAACATGGTCAAGCTGCGCCATGCAACCTACAAGTACGGCACATTGGAGACACTGTACGCCCACTTGAGCAAGCTCTGCGTGGCCCAGGGTGAGACCGTACAGGAGGGCCAGCTGATCGGCTACAGCGGTGACACCGGCAACTGCTACGGCGCACATCTGCATTTTGAAGTACGGTGGAAAGGCAGTCGCACCAACCCACTGAACTGGCTGGATGCTGATTTTACTACAGCATCCGTTGCCGTCAAACTGGGCAGCTACAGCAGCGTGACTGCTCCCGCGCAGGACAAGCCCACTGCCAATACCAGCACGCTGCAAACCCTCACCATCGGCCCCATCAGCCTTGGTGATGCGGCACAGGTTTATGCGCTCTGCAATCAGCTGGGCCTGACCGCGGCAGGGCTGTACAAATCCAAGTGGGAGGACTAAGCATGGACGCAATCATCGTTGCCCTGATTACCGGGGGTTGCTCCGTTGTTGGTGTGGTCATCACCACCCTGGCAACCTCCCGCCGCACCGAACAGCGCATGGCCACCGCACAGGCAGTAACCGACACTAAGCTGGAAGAACTGACCCGCGAGGTCCGCGCACACAACAACTTTGCCCAGCGGGTCCCCGTACTTGAAGAGCAGATGCGCGTGGCAAACCACCGCATCACCGATCTCGAGAACAAAACCGCTTGAACACGAAAGCCTACATAACAAACACATAGGAGGAAATCATCATGGATTTTGCATCTTTTGGCATCGCATCCGTTGCCTGCATCACCGTCATCTGCTACCTTGCCGCTACCGCCATCAAGCAGACCCCACTGGCCAACAAGTGGCTGCCGTCCATCTGTGGTGCCCTTGGCGGCCTGCTGGGGGTGGCCGCTATGTACATCAACGTGCCGGACTTTCCGGCCACTGATCCGCTGACCGCCCTGGCCGTGGGCATTGTTTCCGGTCTGGCTGCCACCGGCGCGGATCAGGTTATCAAGCAGATCGGAAAAGACAACTGACCAGCAAGTTACCAGCAAATTACCGGCAAGTTAAATAATCCATAATTAAAGCGGCGAGCTTTCCCTCATTTTCAGGGATTGCCCGCCGCCTATTTTTTATGCTCTTGTAGTCAAAATGTAGTCAGCCTAACATATAACAAAAAGCGCGGCGAATGCTTTACACATCCTACCGCGCTTTTTTTGGTGCACCATCGGGGACTCGAACCCAGGACCCACTGATTAAGAGTCAGTACCTGGCAACGATACAACGTTCAAATTATCGTTTTACCGTTAGTCTCAGGTAGTCAAAAGTAGTCAGAATGGCTCCGGGATGTAGTCAGTTTGTAGTCAGGCAGTTCCCGCCGTACTATCCGCGGCGGGCGGGACAGAGTTGAAATAATCGTCCAGTTTGCCGCTTACTTTCAGGCCGTCTTCGGCTTCCAGATGGGTGTAGATGCGGGCCGTCATCTCGATGCTGGCATGACCAAGCAGCTGCTGGGCGGTGCGCAGATCCACTCCGGCGTGGTACAGGCAGGTGGCATAGCTGTGGCGCAGCATGTGGGCATGCACCGGCAGCAGTGACACCCCCGCCACATAATAAGCCCACATCTTTTTGTAGGCCGACTGCGTCATCACGCCGCCGTCGGCTTTGGTCACAACGTGCTCCCCCAGGCGCGGCGTGGCATCCAGAATGGCCCGCAGCTTGGCGGGCACCGGCACCAGGCGGTGGGAAGCCGCGTTTTTCAGCTCCATGCTGGGGTCCGGCTGGTTGCCACCCGCAAAGGTTACCGCCCGGCTAATAACCAGTGCCGCCGGGCCAATGTCCCGCCATTGCAAGCCAAGGGCCTCTTCCTTGCGCAGGCCGCAGTAGTAGCACAGCGCGCAAAATACTTTGGCCCGCGGCTCCGCAATGGAGGACAGCAGCTCCTCCGCTTCGTCCTGCGTCAGGTATTTCTTTTGCTTGGGGCGCGCGTGTGTGGTAATGCGGATGCCGTCGGTGGGGTCATCGCGGATCAGGTG